TTACGATTCACGTTTAAATTCTAATATTTTTGCTTGCTTGAAGTCATCTTCCATCTGGTTGATGGCTTCTTGTTCTGTAGAAGGATATAAATGACTATAAATATTCAACGTGGTTGCAACACTGTGACCTAATCGCTTAGCGATTAAAGCTGGTATATACCCTCTATTAATTAAATAAGTTGCGTGTGAGTGTCTAAAGTCATGCAATCGTATCTTTTTAACTTCTGAAGCTGCAACGTACTTAGCGAACCGTCTATCTAAGTTTGTAGTTGATACATGATCGTGAAATTCTCCGAACACTACATAAGATATTTTAGGGTTGTTTTGGGCTTTTAATTGAGACAATAATCTCATAACATGCTTAGGCATCAATATAGTTCTAACAGATTGTTTTGTTTTAGGTGTAGTTATATTTCGATTGTAAGACGTTTTATTTATGCTGATCGTATTGTTCTCAAAGTCTATATCTGCCCACGTGAGGGCTAGTAGTTCCCCTTTACGCATTCCACTATAATACAAGGTCATAAATAATACGTAATATAGAAAATCATCTACATGCTGTATAAACTCTTTGAACTCATCTAACGTCCAAAAATTAATATGCTTTTCTTCTTCTAAATCAACATTACCTGCAATCTTAGCGGGGTTTTCTTTTGTGTATTCCTGTTTAATAGCAAAATTAAAAATAGCAGACATAACTGTATGAATCTTTTTTACATGCGAGGGAGCATACTGATCAATAAGTTTATCTTGGAATCGTGTTATGTCTCGAACTCTTATTTGTTTAAGTTTCTTATTTCCGAAAAGAGGAACTAGATTATTATTTATTATCCCACTGATCTTACTGTAAGAAGATTCTTTTCTTCTTTTTTTATACCAAGCCATATACTCTTCAGCTACAAATTCAAATGTTGGATTTTCTTCATTCTCTTCTTCAAATTCTAAATCAGCTAAAAATATAGCTTCAGCTTTTTTTGCTTCCCTTGAAGAATCAAAACCCCTTCTTTTAACCTGTCGAACTTTACCGTTTTTTTGGTATATTTTTAAGTAAAAATAATATTTTCCGCTTTGTTTATCTTTGTAAACTGCCATGATTTTGTTCTCCTTTCAAAAATAATACTAGAACATATGTTCGTATAATGATATAATAACATTAACGAAACAACATTGGTACTTTTTACCATTGTACAAACATTGGTAAATATTAGATAATATTAGTAAGTAAATAGTCCTTATTTATAAGCTGTTCAGCTGATTTAAGCCGGTGAGTAGATACAATCTACTCTTGTTTACCTACTTCAATCCACTCATATAGATGTTCAATATTACAACCTAATATCATGGCAATGTTACCAGCAACCTCAATCGACATTTTTTGCTTATTTCTAACATACTTACTAATTTGCTGAGGCGTGATATTTAATTTATAAGCCAATTCTTTTTGAGTCATATTACGAACATCAAGTTGATGTTGAAGTAGGCATCTTCCGACTTTAAAAGCCAAACAGACACCTCATTTACTCAAATTTTCATACATAAGGGGCGATGGTAGAATTGACTGAAGATGAGTTTCAACTATTAATTGAATATGTAGAAGTCATAACTCGTAAAGACTGAATTATTTAAATAATTATTTCATTTTATCGTAGTATTCAACTGTAAACTTAATGCTTTCAAAAAACTTTTCCCTTTCGCTTTCACTTAGTGAGAGGGTCTTTTCAATCAATGTGTTCAAAAATTCAACGTCTTTTACTTCTAATCTTTCTGCAAGTTTTAATGCTCTCTCTAGCTCGTTATGTTGTTTTTCTGGAAAGAACTCATCCACATTACAATCCAATGCTTGTGCTATATCAAATAATTTATTGTGATCTGGTGAAGAAATTCCTTTTTCATATTGAGAAACAGTATTATTTCTGACGCCGATTTTGTCCCCTAATTCTTTTTGTGTCATTTTTTTCAACTTTCTTCTATTCTTAATTCTTTCTCCTACAAATTCCTTTAACGCTTTCTCGTTCATCTTAAATCCTCCATCGAATATTAATTTTATCTATATAATATCATATTTTATGATATTTAAACATATTTTTTCAAGATATTTGAATATTTGTATTGACTTAAGCATATAAGTTCATGTATTATGAACCTATCCAAGGGAGGGAGGTATTGGAAATCAAGACAAAAGATGCTAATTCTATCTTTCTTAGTGGAAATAACAAAAACGTTTGTGAGAATAACATTCAAAAAAAGTTAGTAACATTGCGCGAACTTCATAATTTAAGTTATGAAGATATGGCAAAATATTTAAGTATTTCTACTAAGACGTACATCAGAAAGGAACAAGGGAGATCTGCTTTTAAGCTTCAAGAAACGTTTTGGATTAGCGAATTGTTCAATAAGGAATATGATGAAATTTTTTTGCGAACATAGTTCAAGAATCATGAACTTTTGAAGGGGGTGTTCAAAATTCATCATAAATTATTCATCTTAAGAAGAGAAAAACGAATGAACCAAGAAAAAACAGCTAAGTTTCTCGGCATAGACAAACAAACTTATTACAGAAAAGAAAGTGGTAGAGGTGAATTTACAATCTCAGAAGCTAAGAGACTATGTAAATTATTCGGTTGTACTTTAGATGATTTGTTCTGGTCAGAAGATGATGCTAGCTAAAGTGCGCGAATTGGAAATCTCATGGGTATTATATGTTAGATGTGCGAAAACAACTTATCAATTCGTATTAACTAGTAGGGAGGTCAAGACATGCTAAAGGAACACTATCTAATCGAAGATTACGCAACAGTATTGGACACCGTGGAAAATCTATTTAACTCCACAATGAAAGCAGTGAACATGGCTGAAAATGCAGAGTTCAGTACAAAGAATGATGTACTTGCTGAAATGAATCACTCACTTGAAACATTAATGTCACTAAACAGAAAGAAAATAGATCGTGAAGTTGATGAACAGGCTTGGACTTATGTTGGAAGTAAAACTTATGTTTAAGCGCATAGGTGAAAGTGGCAATTATTATGTTGGTTTGTTTGTAGCATCTCTAGTAGGTTTCTATATTTGTTCAATCTTTACTACTTGAAAGGAGGTGAGAGATATTGAAAGATGCTTTAATCGGTTCACTCGTAATAACTCTATTAATCTATCTAGTAATTGCATGAAAAAACCCACTGATGGCAGTCAGTGAGTCAGAAAACTAAATTATTAATGTGGATTATACCACAAGGAAAGGTGTTTTGGAAATGGATTTAAATAAAATGGTTGAAGCTGTAGAAGTTATTAACAACGATAGGGAGTTTATTTCATTAACTATTGATTACACTGGTCCACAATTGCACGTTACAGATTTTATATTCGATCAAATTATTAATGATCAAGAAGTATTTTATGAAGAATGAAGTGACCTCATTTATCCATACAAAAAATATTTTTATATTGAAGACCTTAAAGTATTTTGTCTTGTCGAAGAAAAAGCTGAACCATCCAACCCATACGGATTAACTGAACAAGAACGTGATATGAGAGAAGCAGGGCATAAACTATCGGATTTCATGTAGGAGGTAAACCATGGCTTTAAAATCATTTCAAGAATTATTTAATTTAGATATATCGAAAGAGGTTGCAAAAAGACCAGTCAAAAAGAATTCAAAACAAACATTGGATTACCTAGAGTGGGCTAACTGCATTAAGTTGCTACATGAAAATGGAGCTGAAAATGTTAAATACGGAATGATCTATAACGAGCAAGGCTATCCATGCTTTTACAACCATAACGGAGAATCACCATTTGTGAGGGTTTGGGTAGAAGTTGATGGTCAGAAGTATGAAGAAGATTACCCAGTAGTAAATGGAATCTATGTAGTTAGTAACCCTACTCAACTAGACATAAACAAAGCAAAACAACGTGGATTCGTAAAAGCTGTAGCGATTAACACTGGTTTAGGTCTTAGCCTTTGGATTAAAGAAGAACACATTATCAATACAGATAAAGATATACAGAAAGAAATGAATCAAGACGAAACTAAATCATTAAATGACCAGATAACTTCATTATTTGCTAGAGCGTTGCAAAAGGTCGGAAGCAAAGAAGAATTATACGACATTCTCCAAAGTTCTAAAGAAGATTTTACTAAGTTATATCGTTCAAATGATCATGCAGCTAAGAAAATCGTTATTGGTCAATTGGATGTGATTCTAAATGATAACAACAACCAGTGATCGATTTAAATATATCGGTGGTTCGGAAGCCAATATGATTTACATGAAATACGACACTAAGACTTTTATAAAGTGGTGGGAAAAGAAGTTAGCAGAAGTACCGGAAGAAGAATTTAATAATAAAAGCATGGCTATTGGAACTATCTTAGAACACGACATTATAGATTTATATGAATCGGAAAACGGAGTTATAGGGATACGTGATGAATCCAAAGTAAAAGGCATAGCAAGAGCAAATACTGACTATATTTTGGGTGATAAGGTATCGGATGTAAAAGCAACTTCTAAAGCATTCGAATGGCTTATAAGCGGTAAAATACCACCGAATTACAAACGTCAACTTATTCATTATATGTATGTATTTGAGCTTCCAAATGCTTCAATCATTGCATATCAAGTTGATGAAGAAAGACTGCTTTATCCTTTTGACTCATTAGACGTGTACAAGCTTTTTGAAATACCAGTGAACATTAGTACAACGCAATTACAGGAACACAGGCAGAGAGTGGAATATCTAGAACATTGCAGGGATTTAATGATATTTCCAAAGGAGTGATTATATGCAGCCTGTGCCTAAGCCAAACCATAAGCGCAGAAAACCCAAACGTGGGCGGTTAAGCAAGATTACACCTAAAGTACGTGAAGAAGTTAAACACCGCTCTGGTGGTCAATGTGAACGTTGCGGAACATATCAGTCATATGCTTTTGAAATGGCTCATTTGGAACAAGCTTCGCAGGGTGGTCGAGGTGATGAGCCTTGGAATGTAGCATTACTTTGTGGTCCATCTGTTAACTCTGGAACCTGTCATCATTTTGCTGATTACACCAAGGATGGTAGGGAGTGGCGATTATCTAAAAGACAGGAGTTGATGGAATACTATGGAGTCTCAAGTAACAACTAGGGTTATATTACCTAAAATGCTGTGGAGTATAGCAAAAGATGAAGATCATTTATTGAAATTAGTAAAACAATACATGTCACGTTATAAAGGATATCACGTTGTAGAAGTTAGAAAACATTACGCTATATGCGAAAGGGGATAAAACATGGATAAAGATTTAGTGTTTATTAAAGATAAAGAGGTAGTAACGGATAGTTTAACGATTGCAGAAGTATTTAATAAAAGGCATGACAATGTGATAAAAGATATTCGTAATTTAGAATGCAGTGAAGATTTTTCGCTCCTAAATTTTAAGGAGTCACTCTATCAAAACAGAGGTAAGGATTATCCAATGTATTACATTTCCCAAGATGGATTTTCATTTCTAGTAATGGGATACACAGGAAAGATTGCTGCACAATTTAAAGAGAAGTACATCACAGAATTTAGACGAATGGAAAAGAAATTAAATGCACCTAAAGTGTTATCAGAAAAAGAACAATTAATCGCATCTATGGAGTTATCTTTACAATCATCAAAAGAGATAACGGAAGTTAAAAATAAGGTTAGTAGTTTAGAAGAAAGGTTTGACAATGAGCTTACCTTGAATCATGGGCAAGCTACTGCTGTAAATCATTCAGTGAAAAGACGTGTGGAAAGGTTATATAACGATGGGGTTATGGGTCCATTGGAAACCAAAAGACAAATGTACTCAAATATTCATAGCAATTTAAGAAGAGCATTCCAAGCTCCAACCTATCGTGAGATTAAGCGACAAGACTTTGACGAGGCTGTCGCATGGATTGAAGCATGGAGACCAATGTAAGGGGTGGTGTTACAGCACCATTCCCTCTCTTACAAAAAGTTATTTATAACAGTATATCAGATTTGGACAAGAATATGCCAATTAATTTTATAAAGGTGGTTGAAAATGGCTAAATACAGGCAAGTTCATGTGGAGTTTTGGCAGGATGGGTTTGTTCTGGACCTAACACCGGAAGAAAAATATTTCTACTTGTACCTTATGACAAATAGTAAAACTTCTCAATGTGGCATATATGAGCTTCCTAAAAGAATTATGGAAACTGAAACAGGCTACAACAGAGAAACAGTTGATAAATTAATTCATCGTTTTGAAGAATATGGAAAAATTTCTTATCACGAACCGACACGAGAGATTATGATTTTAAATTGGACGAAGTTTAACTGGATTAACTCTCCAAAGGTAACTTCACTTATTAAGAAAGAGTTAGAAAGCGTGAAGTATGAAGGGTTCGTGCAACTTTTTATTACAAAATGTAAAGAGTATGGATACGGTATAGATACGGTAGGTATAGACCTAGGGGAAGAAAGAGAAATAGAAAGAGAAATAGAAAGAGAAGTAGAAGAAGAAAGAGAAGAAGAAGTAAAAAACATTCCCTTCTCTGAAATAATCGATTACCTAAATTCTTCTGCAGGAAAAAAATATAAATCATCAACCAATAAAACCAAGACATGTATTAAAGCTCGTTGGAATGAAGGATTTAGGTTAGATGATTTTAAAAAGGTCGTAGATACCAAGGTGACGGAATGGAAGAACGACTCTAAAATGAGCCAGTATCTAAGACCAGAAACACTCTTTGGGAATAAGTTTGAAGGTTATCTCAATCAACAAGTTGAACAGAAACCAATTGACGCATATGATCAAATGTTTTAGGTGGTGCTTATGAAATCAATTAAAGATGTAAACATACTAAAATCACAAGGAATTGAACAAGTAGGCTCTCGAACTTGTGAGACTTGTAAAAGCACAGTTCCCATTTATGAACGCAAAGGAGAGCAATACAGCGTTTGTTTAACCTGTGAGAATACTAAACTAACCAAACAACAAACGGACGGCTATGAGCCTTTAAAAAGGCGAGAATTGGCAAACAAGGCAAAAACGATTAATTATATACCACCAGAACTTGAAAATGTCACCTTTGAGGATTATGTGCCAAAGACAAATGAACAAATTGAAGCTATGAATCTAGTACAAGAATTAATACAAGATAAACATCAAGCTTTGGTACTTCAGGGCGACCCTGGTACAGGGAAATCACATTTATTCCGATGTGCTGCACGAGAATTAGAAAAACAAAAGGTATTGTGGACTGGTCGAGATTGGCAAGGCAAGAATAAGAACTTTGAAGTAAATAAAATTGTTATCTTTGCCAAAGTACCAGAGCTTATGAAGCTCATACAAAGCACGTATAAGGGTCAAACGGATTTAACCGAATCAATCATCTTAGAAACCATTTCAAAAGCTGACGTGCTTATTTTAGACGAAATAGCAGGAGAACGATCTAAGTCAGATAATGGCTTTGAAACATGGTCCGGTGATATAACTTATCAAATATTAGATAGCAGGCAGGGCAAATGTAACCTATACAACTTAAATTACAGTAGTGCTGAGGTTAAAAAGAAGTACGGTGAAACACATGGTAAACGAATATTAAGCAGGATGGCATCTGGAGCAGAGATACTTCAAGTAAAAGGTCCAGACCATCGAATGAAAGGACTGAAATAGATGTGTGAGTGCAAAACGCAGTATTATAGCTCGTTCGTAGTAATTGAGCCTTGTAATAACTCTGAATGTATTAAACAACAGCATGCTGAATTTGACCGTAATTTAGAACATCTAAGAAAGTCATTGGCGGTGATGAATAAATGAAAGTAGCAGAAAAACGCATATTTTTACTCGATGGATTTAATTTCAAACCTGAAGAATCGAATTTTAATGAAATTGTTGAATTGAATCTAGAAGGTTTTGGATACAAAGATATTGCAAAAATGACTAATTCACATGAAGTTGATGTATTCATTGCATTGATTCATAGAGCAGTAGTAGATGGCGAATTTGTAGGACCATTTGAAGGGAGAAACGATTACACCATGCAAACATTCGAAATACCAGGAGCTTTACCTAACATGAATAAAATCATTGCAGCAAGCAAAAAACACCACATGCAGTATTCCAACATGAAGAAAGATTTTACTGCATTAGTACAAATTCATGCTATGAATCTAGAAAAAGTAGAGAGCGCAGATTTTGAGATTGTCTGGTATTGCATAGATAAACGCCAAGATAAAGATAACATCATGGCTGGTCAGAAATTTATCTTTGATGGGTTGGTAAAGGCAGGAGTACTCAAAAATGACGGTTGGAAACAGATTGGTGATGTATCTCACAGATTCGTCATTGATAAAGAGAATCCTAGAATACAGGTCAATATCAAGGAGTTTATCTAATGGAACTCCAGAACATTATCCAGATGATGATACATGCAAGTAGACGTATCGAAAAGGCAACTAATGAAATACACAAAATGGCTCGTGAAAAAGCTGAAACAGAGTACGAGTATAGACAAGCTCTATCCATCGAGATTATGAAACTCAAAGCAAAAGGAGTACAAGCTACTCTTATACCGGATGTAGCACGTGGAAATGTAGCAGAATTAAAACTTGCTCGTGATCTAGCAGATGGTAAATACAAAAGTTCAGTCGAATCATTAAGAGCGTTGCAAAGCGAACTAAACGGATTACAAACTATATCAAGGTATCAATCAGAGGTGTGAAATGATAATTAAATTCAAAATAAGCGAACGCAGAAGGCAAGGAACAACAAACAAATTCAATCCTAAGTTATCCCAATATTGGCAAAAAACATATTATGAACTCTTTAAAAATTGGTGAGGAGTGAGGGAATGGACATTGAACAAACCATAAATCATGTTCGTGATGCTATTAGAGAATTACCAAAAATATACGGAGATAATTTAGATCAGATTAAGCAACTGGAGCAAGAACGAATGGACTTAATGCATTATATGGAGCTAGTTGATTTAAACGCTCGTGATGGTTTTAAAGCATATAAACAAATGCAGGACGTTTTACGCAAGCGCAGAGTATTAAAAGACCAGAACGAAGAATTAAAACATGTAGTGCCTGTCCTTAAAAGCATGAACGGTAAACTCAAGGATTTAGATACAGCTGTGGGTGGAGTTAGGAAGTCTAAAGAAGGACTTAAAGTTAGGGTGTATAGATGTAGAAGGCGCAATGATCTGGAAATGGTTATAACCGGTTCAGATAACAAAGGGAGGTAGTAAGGATGGAGAAAGTAAAAGTGACGAAGGAACAGGCGGAAGAAATAGAGGATATTAAGGAAGGTGGTAAGCAACAGGTAGACTATGCAATTGCGATACACCCATATAACAAAAGACCGGATTTAAAAATAGCTCAAATGTCAACTGGTGACTTTGCTCGAGCCTTATTAATTGAAAATGGATATGAAATAGAATCGGAGTTTAAGAAAGGCGATTATGTAATGGTCAAGTGGAAGGACAGACAAGAAGAAGGATTTTATCGGGTGGTTGAAATACTCCCTATAGGTTCTATTCAAATAGAAACTCTTGATGGCGCGCCAAATACATCTGGTCACGGAAATACACGCCACGCCACACCAGAAGAAATAAAACAAGAAAAAGAGCGTAGATGGTGGGCGAAGCATGGTAGGGAAGTTTGGGAGTTGAGAGAGAATGACGCTCTTTACGATAAAGGACATAGTTATTCGCCGGTTGTAGAAAGAGTACTTGAATTCAGTGAAGGAACAACTGTCTATTTCAAAGACGGCAATTGGGAATCTTATGAGAACGTTAAAGATCAATATAAAGTTTCTTGTTTTGAAAAAGATAGATTAGATTTATCAAATTAAGCCGGGAGGGTTTTAGGGATGGAAGATAAATTAACAGAACTTACTCAATGGTACAGGGATAGAATAGATAAATTAGCGAATGGCGAGAAAGTGGACTTTAATTTACATCCTGGAGCAATTAGTTGGTTGCTCGGAGAAGCTGAGAAAGCGGAAGAACTAGAAAGCAAATTAGAATCTATTGAAAATCTAGTAAAAGAATCTTGTAGTCGCTACGGTGGAAATGAATTTTTAAGAAAAGTATTAAACATTACTGGAGAAGCATTGGAGGAATCTAGGGATGAGTAAAAGGTTAATTGATGTTGGATATTTAAGAGTAGGTATGGTGCTACAAGATGTGAACGGAAATAAAGGAACGATCACGGAATTAGGTTGGCTTGGCGAAATGCCACTTGTTCATATAAATGACAGCCCTAATCCTGTTATGTGGAATTGGAATACGTTGAGTCCTGATGTGATGGTTTTGGAGGGAATGGAATGAGTAGGTTGGAAAATAAACAATTTTTAAAAGCAGAAGCAACATTATTGCACAAATTAGGTGTTGCAAATGATCACGAGCCTATTACTGACAAAGAACAGGAATTAATTGATTATATTATCCACCAAGCACAAAAGGCAGAAGAACTACAAGCTAAGGTGGAGGAGTTGGAGAAAGAAAAGGACGAATGGAAGGACACTGCCCAATCGTATTACGTTACAAATCAGGAATTAAGAGAGAAAAATAAGCGCTACAAACAGGCTTTGGAAGAAGTTAAGTCTTTAACAATTAATCCAAGAGAATACCAACCATCAACTTATACAATTCACCACATTGTTAGCGATGCATTGAAGGGAGTAGAGGGATGACAGCTAAATCACGCTTTAGAGGTCATCCAATAGAGCACAACGGCACTGAGTGGGTATATAGCGATACCAAAGAATCAACAGTAGGAAAATGGCAGGAAAGAAGCTGTGGGCATTGTGGATTGTTTAGCACACCAGAAGGACATGACGGATGTCTAGGAACACTACCAAATGTTATGAACGCCTGCTGTGGTCATGGATTAGAAAACGATGCTTATATACAGTTTTGGGATAGATCAGTAGTACGAGGGAGTAAGGCTATTAATCTCATGAATGAGTTGAAGGGGTGAACACATGGATAAATGCAAATGTAAGAACAAAAAGAATTGTATTTATTGCTTCCTAAAAATCAAAGCAGATAAACCTTGGAGTAGTTGGTTCTGATGTCTAAGGAAAAATATATAGAGGTCTATGACGGATTAAATCTTATTGCTACTGGAACAGTAACCGAATGTGCTAAAAAGCTGGGAGTTGGCAGATCAAGCATATACAACTATATCAAATATGCAAAACAAGGCGATGACACGAAGCGCAATGCAATAATCCTTGAAAGCAAACAAGAATTTGCGATTTATAAAGGCGATAAATTTTTATTCATGGACACGTTAGAAAATTGTGCTAGGCGTTTAGGTATTGATGAGAGTACCGTTTATTTTTATTCATCTCCCATTTATGCAGAACGAGGGAATGAAGAAAACAGACTCGCAGCAGTTAATTTAGGAATGTGGGTGCAGGAAAGTGTTTGAAGTTATATAAATATGGGGTGTGGAGGTAGAGGGATGAAGCTGAATGTCAGCTTTAAAAATAGAATTAAGCAATTATTTTGCAAACACGATAGAGCAGTTGGGATAAGTTGTTGCAGTCAAGGGATAAACAGCAAAGAAGGCTATTGGCATGTTGAATATCATTGTGGTTATTGTGGATTTGCTTACGGAGAATGGATAAAAGCAGATAGGGATGAAATGGAAAAGTTGTTCGGTAAAGAAACATATGAAATCAAATAGACTATGGAGGTTAAACAATGAATCTAAATAAATTAATGACAATACAAGATGATTTAGATAAACATATCGAAGTTAAAAAAGGCTTACAAGGACAGGACCTACTAGATAAAAAGATACTAGCTTTACAAGTGGAGTTAGGAGAGTTAGCTAATGAGTGGAGAGGGTTTAAGTTTTGGAAAGAGAATCCACAGCCAAGAACTAAACACTTTAAAGGATGCGATAATTGTATAGGTGGAGTGAGTAAAAACTCACCATTATTAGGACCATATAACGAATGTGAAATTTGTAAATCCAACCCACTACTAGAAGAATACGTTGATTGTCTCCACTTTATATTGTCGATTGGATTGGATTTGAATATTAATATTGATTCTCTTAAAGAGTATTTTTCACCTAAGAAAATGCTAGATATAACAGATCATTTCCTGTGGACAAATAAAAAAATCTTAGATTTATATGAAAACATCAGGGATAGAAACAGTTCAAAAGCAGGTTTGCTTTATCTCAATTTGTTTAATTCTTTAGTCGGTTTAGGTGAACTACTAGGCTTCACCACAGAACAAATAGAACAAGCCTATCTAGATAAAAACAAAGTTAATCATGCTAGACAGGAATCTGGATATTAAAAAGGAGGAATATAAAAATGTTTCAGACATCTACACAAAAAATTAGAGAACTAATTAACGAGGTTGAAAGATTAATAGCTTTTAGAGATAAATACGATCTATCACAGCAAGAACAAAAAGCAACGTCTTGCGCGATTGCTAATTCATTACTAGCTATAAGTAGAACGGCTGAAAATATAGCTAAGCAAGAGGATATTAAGGAGGTCTAATATGGGTGAACATGAATCACATCGCAAAATAAGGGAATTTATTAACAAAAGAGGATACTCATACAACGTAATGGATGTTCTGAGGGGTTATCAAAAACGTTTGGATGGTTATTACAATAGTTACACAATGAATGATTGTCTCGACCATTTAGAAAGAGAATGTGAAGAAGTAATACGTTTAGGAAACAATTTATTAATAGGCAAGGAGTGAAACAATGGCTCAACTAGAAAATGAACTGGAGATACAAAGGAAGAAGCAAGCAGAAGAACAACGTAGAAATGAACTAATGGACATTATTATAGGCTATGGAGTTCATACTCTTGATGGTAGACCTTTATCCAGTCTCACATTGATAGAATTAGAGAATTTACGTATTAACATCATTAATGATTATTTACGGTAGGAGGTCAATATATGACAACAGCCATTAAACCAACTAAGATCACCTTCAAAAAAGTGGAATCGGAATGGTCTGGATATTACAACACATTGAACGAAATTAACAGATTACGAGAATCCATAATAAATCCATATGATGATGAACCAGATACAAATACAGGTGGAGGGGTTAACTCTGTTAGAAATCCAGGAGACCCTACTGGTAAGTTAGCAATACGATTAACTACAAATAAACAGCTTGAATATTTATGTACTGTTGTTGATGCCATTGACCAAGTATATAATGCGTTGCCGGATAACTATAAAGAGCTGGTCAGACTTAGATATTGGAGTAAATACAAGCAATATACTTGGGAAGGTATAGCTTTTGAATTGAATGTGAGTGAAAGACAGGCTAGAAGATGGAGAAATGAAATCGTACAAGCCACTGTGGAGGTGCTGGGATGGAGGTAGGAAAAGGACTAAATGATTTCTACTACGCAGTGTATGATGAAGAAAACGAAACTTACAGTGAACCGAACAGGGTAAAAGAGATACAGACTATAACCGAAATAATACCTTCTTCCATTCCAAGGATGAATGGTAAAAGCTACGAAGGTACTCTCTATACGAAAAACTTAAAAGCAATGACACCAACAATGCGTAGATATTTTAAAAGAGTGAGAATAGGAAATGTATTGTATTTATGAAAAATGTCCGTTAAATGTCCGTTTTGACACCTGAAATTAATCTATTGTGGTAATATAGGGATTTAATTAATAAAATATTAAGCTTTAAAAGATCCTAGTTATTTTTATCAAATTATCAAACCCCTTGTGTTAATATATATGTATAAAATACAAGGGGGGATAGATTTGAGACAAATTAAGTGTTATGACGAATTTAACGGCCTAGCACAACCTTTCTCTATATATATTGATAGATATCCAGATGAATGTCCAATTTGCCATTATTCACTCGTACCAAAATTGATCGACTCTTTTATTACCACCGAAGACCGAGTTGAATCTATTTTTAAATGCACAAAACACAACTGTAGTTTTCTTTTTATCGGATATTTTCGATTAGACAAGGCTTATGTTTACGGGAGAGGGGCAGATAGTCGTTGGATATTTGAATTTGCTGTACCTAGATTAAATGAATCAAAAGAGTTTTCAGATGAGATTACAATGTTATCAACTTCTTTTGTGGAAATTTATAATGAATCATTGAAAGCTGAAAGTGAACAGTTAATGCATGTTGCAGGCATGGGTTATAGAAAATCATTAGAATTTCTAATTAAAGATTATTTAATTGATTATAAAAAACAAGAAAAGCAAACAATTGAAAACAAGCTTCTTGGTAGATGCATTAGAGATCATATTGATCACGTAAGAATAAAAGAGTTAGCAAAAAGAGCTGCATGGTTAGGAAATGATGAGACTCATTTTGTAAGAAAATGGGAAAACAAATCGATTACAGATTTGAAGCAACTTATTCAATTAGTAGTAAATTGGATTTCTCAAGAAATTTTGTCAGATAAATTAATAGAATCAATGCCAGAGTAAATATACATAAAAAACAAGTAGCGCTTATCCATATTGGGTAGGTGCTTTTTTGTTGGGTGGATAGGGATATACGTTTGTTGGTGGGGACTTGCGTAAAAATTAAAAATCAAGCAGGAAAATAGTCCTCATTTGACGAAGTAAGTCGTGAAAGGGGAGAATATTGTGGTAGATAAAATAGTCGTACAAAGAAACGATAGAGATGTCGCGGTGGAATTGACGCAACTTCACCTGCAATACGAAGCAGACGGAAGTAACGTTGCTGAATTGTATTCTAGATATTATGCTTTATCTAGATATATGGGTTATGTTGATCCGGGTTCATACCGTAAGTTTATACCAGATGAAATTGTAGAGAAGTTAAAATCGTGAGAAACAAAGAAATTGGCACTTATCGAATAGATAGGTGCTTTTAATATGGGAGTATAGGGACTACGTTAGGAGGTGGGGGATTACGTAATGAAAGCAGGAGCTCAACCAACTTTCTCCTTTTTTAAAATAATTTATAAACCTATATAACTATTATTACTTAGGCTTATGGCGTTTGTGACCAGATACTTTTGTTCCATCGGACTTCTTGTAAGGACTGACTTTTACGGTCATAGGTCCTTTACGAGGTGGATGTTCTGAGCATTTGCCACGTTTTGCCATATATTCACCTCCATGAGGCGAAGCGGTTGGTTGAGCTAACTACATTATATCAAATAGGTAAAATTATGCAGGTATTTCTTCTATTTATGTCGAATTAAAGAATAAAAAGGAGGAATGAAATGTTTTTAGTGATTATTATATTAACGATAATATTAATGCTCTGTAGTATTGCATTAGCGGTTTATGGTATTCAAGTAGAGGAATTTTCTTTAGTGGTTTCTTCACTATCTGTTTTGGCTGCTTCTATATCTGGATTAATCGCAGCTATTGTTCTCAAACAAAATAAAGATAAGGACAGACCTTATATTATTTTGAAACCAAATTACAATAGATATGGTTTCATTCAAATAGAAGTGACTAATCATGGTACAGAGACTGCAATCATAGATTACTTTGAAACAGACGTCACTTTTAATTTGCATAAAGGGCAAAGTTTTTTCGAAGTCATTAAAGAAATTGTTATTCCTCCTGGTGTTTCAATTAAGTATCCATTATTGTTGATTCGTGAATACGAAGAAAAGAACGCTTGTTATACATCGAAAGGTATAATCAGATATAAAAACATTGCAGGGAAAAAATATAAAAATAAATTTATGTTTAATATTGAAAACCAAGGACCTTCCTTTGCTCATGATAATGAAAGCACTAAAACTCATTACAAAATACAAATGATACCGGATGAAATTAGGAAATTAAAAGAAGAATTGAAAAAAACACGAGAAAACAAGGGTTAATTATTTTAATTCTTGTTGTTAACTAGAGACATCTCAATAAGAGGTGTTTTTTTCAGAAATGGATTAATGCTATTAAAAAATTGAGCAATAGCCCGATATAAATACAGGGTGATTCAATGGTGAGAAATTTTAGGCAAACAAAGAAAGTTATAAAATATTTAAAGAATAGATATGGAAATATTAGAAAGCATACTATTCAAGATGATATTGTATTAGTTGATGATTTATGTAACGATCATTCATTGGAAGAAATTAAAATGATGAAAAATAGAATTAATGCTTCAATAACCTTAGATAAAAATAACAGTTATCTTAATAATTACTTTATTAGTTTATTTGTAGCTTTTTTTACGGTTAGTTGCACTTCGATATTTTTGTTAGTTACAATTGGGTCACAACTAATACTTTCTTCTCTAAATCATTTTGTCCAAATAAACCAAGAGGATATCAACCAAGATAACTTAAATGAATTAATTCAGTCTATTAATTTTTCGGAACTTATGACTACTGCAATCCAGATTGCGGGTATTGTATTTTTATTCTTTTTAGTTAGTATATTTCTAGTAACTGCTATAATCTATAGGAATTCTAGTAATAATTATATGTACAATACTTTAATAGAGGAAGCATTTGAAAAAAAGAAAGAACTTGACTAGTAAAGAACATAATGAAGAAGAATAAATTAAGAGCTGTCCAATAATGGATGGTTCTTTTTTATTTGGAGGTGAAATTAAATGTGTATAACCTGTAACGAATGCCAATATGAATATGAACTAACGCATTTAAACACAAATCTTAAAGAACAACTACCTAACAACATTGAACGATACTATATTGAATGCCCTAACTGTAAAGCACAATACACAACTCACTATCTAGATGATGAACTGAAGAAAATACAGGCTGAAATAAAACGGCTCCAGAACATATACCCACTAAAAATTAAACAGAAGAATAAGTTAGTAAGATTACGTAAGAAGATATTACTAATCCATAACACATTAAAAGCACAGGTAGAAAATATGGACTGATATAAATGAAGATACTTCCTAACACATGGACTAGTAAAACAAAGCTAACCCAAAAAATGAGAGATGCATTTTATAAAACTGGCCTATGGGAAAAATGCAGGGGTACCGTACTAGAAAGAGACGGGTATCTATGTCAGGTATGTATGGAGCAGGATGAACCAACTCCAGCTAATACTGTGCATCACATCGTACACCTTAAGGATGATCCTAGTAAGGCATTGGACGAGGAGAACCTAATAAGTGTTTGCTATGAATGTCATAACGATTTACATCCAGAGAAAGGTTTTGGACAAAGTAAATCGAAAACAAAATCAAAAAGAATAAAAACATTTGAAGTAAATTCTAATCCAGATTCATTCTGGTAGGTAACCCCCTACCCATAATTGTGTGGGTGTGAATATGTCCAGAGCGTGCCGCCCCTTCCTTTACACCGCAGGAATTTTTTTATGAAGGGGGGTAATACCAATAGAAAGGAGGAATATGTATGGCAAAACCAACTGCAGCTAAGATAAAAGCTTATTTGGGTGAGAGTTATCAAGAATCAGACGAGGAACTTATTCAGCTATATATTGAAACACACGAATTTTACACCAGGATGAAAAAGGAACTTAAAAAGTCTGATTTAATGTACGAATACACCAATAAAGCTGGAGCAACAAACTTAGTTAAAAATCCTCTTTCTATCGAGTTAACCAAAACTGTACAAACATTAAATAACCTGTTGAAGTCTCTTGGTCTTACTCCTGCTCAACGAAAGAAAGTAGTGAATGAAGATGACAACGACTTCGACAATTTCTAAAAACGTTAAAAAAGCAAAGCAAAGTTTTAGCTTTATTACATGGAAAAAAGAACAGGTTAAGAAAGGAAACATTTTAGAAATACCATCAGATAAATTACTCACTACTTGGTATGCGGAACAATTAGTAAAAGGTAGCATTGTAGCTAGTAAAAATAACATATTGGCTGCAAAAAGACACCTTAACGACTTAAAAAGGCAAGGAACAGACGAGTTCCCATGGATATTCGTAGAAGATAAAGGGCATCGTCCGGTACGATTTATCGAAAAGTTTTGTAAACCATCAAAAGGTGATTTTAATCAACTAGTAGCCCAACCGTGGCAACACTTCGTCATTGGTTCATTATATGGTTGGGTTCATAAAGACACAGGTATAAGACGCTTTCGAGAGGGTCTTATTTTTATTGGTCGAAAAAATGGAAAGTCGACCTTAATTAGTGGCTTATCTCTCTATTCTTTCTCTAAAGATGGGGAAAATGGAGCGGATGTGTTCCTTTTAGCCAATACAAAGCAACAAGCAGGAATCATCTTTGAAGAAGCTAAAAAAATGGTTAAGAAATCACCTAAGTTGAATAAACAGTTTAATGCAAAGCGTGATGAAATAAAGTACGATAAAACATTTTCTACAATCGAACCTAGGGCATCAGATAGTGAAAAACTAGATGGATTAAACACGCATTTAGGTGTGTTTGATGAGATTCACGAGTTTAAAGACTATAAATTGATTAACGTAATGAAAAAATCACGTGGTTCTCGTAAACAACCTTTAATTTTATATATTACTACAGCAGGATACCAATTAGATGGTCCATTGGTTAAATATTATGATGATGGAGTTCAAGTCTTAGAAGGAGCAATTCAAGACGAAAGAACATTTTATTATTTAGCTGAATTAGATAGCGAAAAAGAATTTGATCAACCCGAAAATTGGATTAAAGCTAATCCAAATATGGGCGTTTCTCTTGATTTAGATGTTTTAACAGGCGATTGGGATAAGGACAAGCGTACTCCAGAAGAACGATCAGACTTCATAACAAAGCAATTTAATATCTTTGCGAACGGCAGTAAGGTTCCGTTCATTGATTTCAAGACATTAGAAAAAAACGATAAACATATGGATGTAAAAGCAATGAGAGGAGCGCAAGCTGTTGGAGGTTATGATTTATCTGATTCCGAGGATTTTACAAGTGCTTGCCTAGAATTTCCGTTAGATACTGGTGAGGTTTTTGTATTATCTCACTCATGGATACCGCTTAAGAAAGTAATTGAAAATAACGAAAAGATACCTTACCGAGAGTGGGAAAGGTTGGGTTATCTAACCATTGTGGATGAAGAATATATAAACAAAGATATTGTAGAAAAATGGCTCGAAGAACAAGCGAATATCTATAATGTTGAATTAATAACGTATGACCCAGCAAAAGCCTTTAGATTAAACAAATCACTGGAGGAAAAAGGATATGTTACCGAAGTAGTGCGACAAGGGTTTGTTACATTAGGTCCAGCGTTAGATGATTTGAAAGAAATGTTCCTAGATGGAAAAGTTATATTTAATGAAAATCCGTTACTACGGTGGTATATCAATAATGTTGAGCTTGTGAAGGATAGAAACAATAACCGAATGCCGACAAAAGCAGGTAGGTATCGTAAAATAGATGGTTTTGCTGCATTATTAAACGCTCATACAAAAGTAATGGAGAAGTTGATAGTCGCTAGTAGTGACGGAGATATTGGAGTTGTCAGTATGGCTGATTTACTAAAATAAGGTGGTGATCTAATATCTAATACTTTGAAGGGTGGTGATAAATTGAAGATATTTCAACGAGTAAAAAACGCTGCCTTTGGTGCTTACATGGCATGGAAAGGTAAGCAATTTGATTTTAGTTCATGGGCAAATCGTACTTTCTGGGGCTTTGACAACTCCACACTAGCGACAAATGAAACGATATTTAGTGTAGTTACTAGACTATCAAACAGTGTGGCTACATTACCTTTAAAGCTTTATGAAAATTACAGTTTAGCTAGTAATCAAGCTTCTGATGTATTACTTCATAATCCTAATTCTAATATGACTGGTTTTGAATTTATTCGTAATTTAGAAACCAATCGAAATGAAAAAGGAAATGGATATGCCTTGATAGAAAGAGATATTCGTCAACAACCAACCAAATTAACATTAATCAACCCGGATTATGTTGAACCTGTACTAGAATCCAATACAAAAGAATTGTGGTATCAAATTCTAGGTGAAGATGGGAATAGATACTATATTCATAACATGGAAATGCTTCATGTTAAACACATTATTGGGTCCAACAGTATAAAAGGCATTAATCCAATAGAAGTGTTAAGTAATGCGAATGACTTTGATAAAGCCGTGAGAGAGTTTAGCTTGAAGGAAATGAAAAGTGCGCCAAACTCTTTTATACTAAAATACGCAGCTAATATTGATAACGAAAAACGTGATAAAGTAATTGCTGATTTTAAACGTTTCTATCAAGAAAATGGTGGTATTCTGTTCCAAGAGCCAGGAGTAGAGATTAATGAACTGGAAAGAAAATACGTTGCTGCGGATACGTTGGCTACAGAGAGAATAACTAGATCACGTGTTGCGAATGTATTTAATATACCAGTTACGATGCTTAATGATAATGAAGGTCAAAGCTACTCAAGTAATGAACATTTTATGAGGGTGTATGTGGACCTTACGCTTATGCCAATTGTCAGACAGTATGAACAAGAATTTAATAAAAAGTTACTTACACCAGTTCAAAGAAAAGCTGGTTATTATTTTAAATTTAACGTCAAAGCCTTATTACGTGCTGATACTGCTGTTCAGGGTGAGTATTACGCTAAAGCTATTAGGAATGGTTGGCTCACACCAGATGAAGTAAGGATGAAAGAAGATGATCAACCTCTTGGCGGAAATGCTTCTAAGTTGTGGGTTAGTGGAGATTTGTATCCAATTGATTTAGATCCAAGCGAAAGAAAAACAAATAACAAAAAAGATGAATAACACGTTTAATACGTGTTTTTATTATGCCTTGAAAGGTGGTGATAAGAGATTATGGGAGCGAAAATTAAAAAGTTTTGGGATATGAAGATGTCTGCTGATCAAAAGTCAGGAGATATTTTTATTTACGGAGACATTGAGCGCTATCAATGGATTGAAGAAGATACCACAGCAACTACCTTTAAGGATGATTTAGATAATCTGGGAGATATATCTACGATAAATTTATACATTAATTCTCCTGGTGGTTCCGTTTTCGAAGGTATAGCAATTCACAACATGTTAAAAAGACACAAAGCGCAAGTCAATGTTTATATAGATGCTTTAGCTGCATCTATAGCAAGTGTAATTGCTATGGCTGGAGATACCATTTATATGCCAAAAAACTCTATGCTGATGATTCACAATGCATGGACGATAGTAGCTGGTAATTCTGCTGATTTACGAAAGCAGGCAGATGATTTAGATCGTATCAGTAATTCTAGTAAACAATCTTATCTTGAAAAAGCAGGAGACAAACTATCAGATGAAAAACTTCAAGAAATGTTAGATGCAGAAACGTGGCTAAGTGCAGATGAAGCATATGTGTATGGGTTGTGCGATGTGGTTCAAGAAGAAAACAAAATGGCTGCTTCAATTAGCCAAGATTTATTTGCTAAGTATAAAAACGTACCTAAGCAATTAACAGATAACGATATTACTGACATTACAGGCGAAGAAATGAAAGAAAGACAATTAATTGCCGAAAGGGCAAGGAATAATGCAAATCTAATAAATGATATTTTAGGAGGAATTTAAATTATGAAAACATTATACGAATTGAAACAGAATTTATCTACAGTAGGGCAACAATTGCAAAAGGTTGAAAATGAGTTAGCTTCTGCAGCTATTGATACTGATAAGTCAACTGAGGATATCAAGAATCTACAGAGCTCTCGTGACGATCTGAAAATGCGCTTTGATGTAATTAAAGAACAACATGATCAACTAGAGCAAGAACAAAAAACAAAGTTTAATCAGAAAGATGAAATTCAAAACATTGCTGATCCATCAGAGAAGAAAATGAAAGCAAAAGCTGACTTCATTAAGGCAGTTATGAAAAATGAACCAGTCCCTAAAGATGTAAGACAGGCGTTAGGGGATGATGCTTCTACCGGGGGAGGTAAATTCCTACCAAAAACAGTTTCTAATGACATTATTACTGAACCAACTGTAAAGAATCAATTACGTGGTTTATCAACATTCACGCAAATTACTAATCTCGAAATTCCTAAAATTAGCTTTACGTTAGATGACGATGATTTCATTGCGGACAAAGAAACTGCAAAAGAATTAAAAGCGAAGGGTGATACGGTTTCATTCGGACGTAATAAGTTTAAAGTATTCTCAGGTATCTCTGAAACGGTGTTACTTGGAACAAATGCAAATATAGTTTCTACAGTTGATAGAGCTTTAGAGTCAGGTGTTGCCGCTAAAGAAAAGAAAGTAGCTTTCGCTACCTCTCCAAAGACTGGTGAAGGTCACATGTCGTTTTATTCTGAAGAAGTTGGAATTAAAGAGGTATCAGGTGCAGAGATGTTTGAAGCTATTACTAATGCTATAGATGATTTGCATGAAGACTATCGTGATAACGCAACGATCGTAATGAGAAAAACTGATTACACTAAAATCATTAAAACATTAGCTAACGGAAATGCAACGCTTTATGGCGCTCAACCAGAACAAGTACTTGGTAAGCCGGTTGTGTTTGTGGATGCTGCAGTTGATCCAATTGTAGGAGACTTCTCATATTCTCATTACAACTATGACATTGCGACTACACAGTACGAGCGTGATAAAGATGTTAAAACGGGGATTGAACAGTTTGTTGTAACAGCATGGTTTGATCATCAAATCAAGCTTGCCTCTGCATTCCGTATCGCGAAAGTGGCTACTCCCTAATGCGCCCTCCGGCTTAGCTGCATCGAATATAACGGGTACAGGGCTTACTTTATCTTGGGATGCAGTAAGTTACAGTGAGGGCATCAAAGAATATGAGATTTATAGAAATGGTAATTCTATTGGGGTTAGAAAAGGAACTTCATTAGCAGAAAGTGGACTAGATGCTGAAACCACTTATGATTATCAAGTTAAAGCTATCGGAGTAAATGGATTAGAATCTCCATTAAGTGAAGTATTATCTGTGACTACGGAAGCTACAGAAAATCCAGATCCTCCAGAAGAATAAGGAGGTTTTATTATGCCAGTACCAGATGTGCAAGAGGTAGCTAGGTATTTACGCATTGAGGATATTCTAGAGGAAGAACCCGAAGAGGAAACCTTCCTAAATGATTTAATTGACATTGCTGTAGAGGATTTAGAGGATTCCGGCATAAAAGATCAAACCACAAAAAGGTATGGAATGGCCATCAAATTAATGGTGGCCAATCTGTACGAAGAACGTAGACCACAAGTTGTTGGAACTATCACCTCTAATCTGAATTACAGTTTAGAACGAATGATTTTGCAACTAAAAGCAAGAGAATTACCAGAAAGGGAGGAATAATTTCATGAAAGCAAAAGTAATTAAAAAGTTTAAAGATAAAGAAACAAAAAAACTCTATAAACCAGGTGTGTATTATGAAGGTTCGAAACAAAGAATTAAAGAAATTGCAGATGCTGGTTATTTGGAAGTGAAAGACGAATCAAAAGGTAAGAAGTAAAATGAATGCTGGTTACCAAAAGCAAAGATTAACTTTCATAACTCCAAAACCTAAAGAGGGTGGATATCCTGTACCTGGTCATGACACTTACACCAAAGCATGGGCATCTTTAAAAACACTAAAAGGTTCTACTCGATATGCTGCTGCACAAGTGCAAATGGAACATAATAGAGAGTTTACTATTCGTTATCAATCTAAACTTACTGATGACGAAAGACCAGAAGAATTGTCTGCACTGTGGAGGGGAAAGGAACACTCCATTGAATCTATTGAAGATGTGGACGGATTGAAAAAGGAAATGCTTGTTGTATTAAAGGCGGTGTCTTAAATGGATATGCAATTTCAAGGATTAGACGAACTCATGCGTGAACTGGATGGTATGGAAAGAGACACCGAAAAATCTAAAAAAGATGCACTTGAAGCAGGCGGAAAGGTAATGCAAAAGTCTGCTAAAGATATCGTTCGTGTCCGTACTGGTAATTTGAAAGGGCATATTGAATTATCAGATGTGGAGAATGATCAGATAGAAGTTTATGTAGATAACCAAGGTAAGGCTTATTACGGTTACATGTTAGAAGTTGGTACTTCGAAAATGTCTGCACAACCTTTTATGGGGCCTGCATTTAACCAGAATCGAATTAGAATCGAACAAGCTATGGCAAATAGTATAAGAGATTCATTGAGGTCATTCCTATGAACCAATTAATAATGGACACATTAGGACCAATAGGAATACCAGTTGAATATCAGAATTACACAGGAAGCGAAAAAGAATATATTCGCTTTTTTTATTTGCCTCAAGTTGATTTTCAAAGCGACGATGAAGAAATTTACAGCACAGTTTATGTACAAGTTGATTTATTTACACCATGGGACCCTAACAGCAAAGCGAAACAAATAAAACAACGTATGAAACAAGCGGGTTTTAAAAAGAATTTCGAAAATGAATTATTTGAAGAGGATACAAATTTATTTCATTACGTATTACGGTTTTACATTATAAAGGAGGAAAAATAATGCCAACAGTTGGATTAAGAGATATTTATTACGCAAAAATTACAAGTGATGATGCAGACGGTACAGTATATGAAACTCCTAAACGTTTAGGAAGAGCAATTACAGCGAACGTACAGCCTGCCTATAATACTGCTGAATTACGAGCGGATGATGGTGTGGCTGAAACTGCTGAATCTAGAGGGGTAACTACAGTTGTAGTTAACACCGATGATTTACAACCATCTGTACAAGCTGATGTATTAGGTAAAACAGTTAATGATGATGGGGTTTTAATTGATAGTGAAAACGATCGTCCGCCATACCTTGCACTAATGTTCCGTGCTGAAAAAGCAAATGGTGCATATCGCTACACTGTTCTATACAAAGGTAAATTTACACCGCCAGAAAATAACTATGAAACAAAACAAGAAACACCAGCTTTCCAAACACCTACTATCAACGGTCGATTCTTACGTCGTACTTCAGATGATCAAATTGGAGCGCAAGTAGATGAAGATGGTGAAAGTGTGAGTGCTGATATTATCGACAACTGGTTTAAATCTGTGTATGAAGAAACAGTTCCAGAAGTGTAGGAGGTAGCTATGAAAATTACACTGTATAAACCACAAAAAGTGGATGGAGAAAATAAAAGAAAAGAATCAATTTATAAAATTCCTTTTGTTTCTGCTAGACATCATCGTAAGTTACTAGAATACGAACAAACCATAGACTATACCGAAATGACCTTAGAGAACACAGACGAACTAGTAGGGTTTGTTTGTGATGTATTTGGTAACCAATTTACGATAGATGAATTCTACGATGGTGTTCCTTCACATGAATTGGTAAGTGTTATCGGAGACGTATTCTTTTACGTTCGTACAGGTAAGGACCCGAAAGAAGTAAAAGAAGAGGGAAACGAGGAGGGGAAGTCTTAACTCCAGAACAAATAAAAGAGTTAAAGGCTTCCCGAAAGAAAAAGGCTAAAGAAGATTTAAAATCTATGAAACAACTATACAAAAAACTAATAAAAAATGGATGGACTCTCAATGGGATAGATGAGATGGACATCCATTTTTATTTTGATTTGCATAACGAAGATTCAGAACAACAGGTGTACATTGATGAACTTAATCTGGTCTAGGAGGAGGTAACGAATGGTAAATGTAGGATCATTACGTACAACGATTAGCTTAGACTCTGCACAGTTTCAGCAGGGTATGGCTGGAGTTAACCGTCAGTTAAAATCATTGAAACAAGAACAAAAAGCCGTTACCTCTTCCGGAACAGGATTTGCACGTGGATTAAATGAAATGCGAGATAAGTCTGACGTTTTGACTCGTACATTAGATTTACAAAGAGGCAAAGTCCAAGAATTGCAACGGAGATATGAGGAAAGCAAAAGAGCTACAGGCGAAAATTCAAAAGAAACTCAAAAAGCAACTGAAGCCTATAACAAGGCTGTAGCTGAAATGAATCGTACTGAAGAACAGTTAAAAAATCTTAATGCAGAAATTGAACGTCAAGAAAATCCTTGGAATCGTTTATCTGAACAAATGGATAACACTGGTCAAAAAATGCAAGATATCGGTCGAGGTATGAGTGACTTCGGGAAAAACTGGTCCATGAAAGTCACTGCCCCTATTGTGGGTGCTGGTGCTTTAATGCTTAAAACTGGTATGGACTTCGAACAATCTATGTCTAATGTACAAGCTGTTTCTGGTGCTACAGGAGATGATTTAGCAAAACTTGAAGGTGCAGCAAGAGAAATGGGTTCACAGACAAGTAAATCAGCTAGTGAAGCAGCGGACGGATTGTATTACATGGCATTAGCTGGTTGGGAAACTGAGGAAATGCTAGGCGGATTAGAACCTATTCTTCGTTTATCCGAAGCAGGGGCAATGGATTTAGGTCGTGCATCTGATTTAGTAACAGATTCCATGTCAGCGATGCAGATTGAAGTAAAGGACTTACCCGCATACCTTGATAATGTTGCAGAAGCATCTAGACGATCTAATACCAACATTGATGCTTTAATGGAAGCGTATGTGGTTGCAGGTGGTAACTTAGCAGCGTTTAATGTACCTCTTGAAGAATCTACAGCAATACTAGGGTTACTTGCCAATCGTGGTTTAAAAGGTAGTGAAGCAGGTCGTGCGCTTAACGCAGTAATGGTAAACCTTACATCCGGTGCAGGTCAAGCAGGCGTAGCTATGGAAGAACTAGGAATTAGCGCATTTGATTCCGATGGGAATTTCATTGGTTTAGAAGATACTCTAAGACTAGTAAAAGATAGTACAAAGGATATGACGGACGAACAAAAAGCACAGTATATTTCCATGTTAGCTGGTAAAGAGCATCTTAAATCATTTCAAGGAATGCTTGCTGGTTTGGATGAAGAATACGGGGAATTAAAAGGTAGTGTATCTGATGCAGATGGTGCATTAAACGATATGGCAACTACCATGCAGGATAACGCACAGGGTAATGTAACTCGTCTTAAATCAGCTTTCGAAGAATTGTCTATTCAATTTGCAGAACATTTACTTCCTATGTTTACTGCTGGTGTTGAAAAAGCACAAGATTTAGTTGAATGGTTCAGTGAATTAGAGGATGATACTAAAAAGAACATTGTAACCATGGCTGGTTTAGCAGCGGCTGTTGGTCCAGCTGCAATTGTCTTAGGTAACTTAACTACTGCTGTTGGAGGATTGTTGCGAGTTGGTGGAAGTTTATCCAAGATGATAGGGAAAGCTGGAGGAGTAGGTTTAGCAGGACGTATTGGATTGCTTGGCGTAAGTGGTCCTGTAGGATGGGCGATTGCTGGTGTAGGAGCACTAGGAGCAGTATTTCTAGCAACTAGGGATAGTGGACAAGAATTACATGATGTGAATTACGATCTAATAGAAAGCGTAGATGCTGAAATAGAAGCAATAAATGATTTGGAGTCTCAATTTAACAAATTACATGATAAAAACAAGTTAACAACAGATGAAATGCTACGTTATATGGACATCATGGATGAACTTGCTAATGCTAAAAGTGAAGAAGCTATTGCGAAATTAAAAGATGAGCAGGCTGACTTACTAGAAAAATCGGGTTTTACTAATGCTGAGATGGAGACTTTTTTAGATTTAAATGACGATATTGTTAAGAAAACTCCAGAAGTTACTGGAGCGATATCAGATCAAGGGAATGCGTACATTGATAATTTGGAAACGCTAAAAGAGTTAAATGCTGAAAAACGCGAAGAGCTTATAATGAATGCTAACAGGGAACTTGAAAAAGCTTTAGAAAACGAAACGCAATTGATTAAAGATCAAAAAGATTTACAAACTGAAATAAACGATATGGAAAAAGAGAGAAACGATGCATATCAAGCTAGAATCGACTTATCAAGTGAAATGGCCGAAGAAGAAAAAAAACAAGTGGATATTAATCAAAGTATAGCGGATTTAAAGAATGAAATGGAAGGGCTAGAAGGAGAGGAGCTTCTGAGAGCTCGATCCAAATTAGATATATTAGAAAGAGAAAAAATAGAACAAGACGGAATAATTGAGTCGCTTGACCACGAAATAGAAAGACAAGGTAAAATTTACGACAAGTTAACTGATAAATTAACCAATAAAAAAGAAGATTTAGCTGTTACAGAAGAAGAACTTGCAGAAATAGAAAAGCTTCAGGGTGATTATGAACAATTGATTATTGCCCAAGCTGGTATTACAGCAGAAAAAGGAAAAGGTCTTGAAAAAGTTTATGAAGAAATAGAAAAAATCAAAGATGCTAAAAAGGAATTAGATAAAAAACACAAATCTGGTGAAATCACCACAGAAGAATATGAAAAACAAAACAGAAAGCTATCAGATCAAAAAGAACGATTGTTGGATGCCAAAGGGCAACTGGAAGATATAAACACTCTTGCCGGAGAAACAATTTATGACAAAAAAGTAAACGTTAATGCTAATCCTAGCTTATCGTCCTTCAACAGTAAATGGTCACAACCAATAAGCAAAAGAATTAATTTAAACGCTCAAGTTGCAACTACAGGTGGATTAACAGGTGCTGCACTAAGAGGTATGAGAGGTTATGCAAAAGGAACAAATAACCACCCCGGTGGTGCATTTATTGCTGGTGAAGAAGGTTGGGAACTAGGACGCAAAGGTAATCAATGGGAAATGTTAAACTTTGGACTCTATGATCGTCCGCAAGGGTATCAGGTATTTCCACATGATGAATCTAAGAAAATATTAAATGCTTTAAATAACACTCAAATACCTGGTTATGCTACTGGCGCAAGACCACCAGGAGAAGCAAATCGAGTATTAAAAGAAGCCAATAGCGGAATAGCAAGCAGTGGTGTTGTTATTTCACTGCTTAAAGAAATTGCGAATGGAATCAGAAACGGGCAAGTTGTAACTATGGATGGACAAGTAGTAGGTAAAATAGTTGAACCTTATGTCACTGGGAATCAAAATCGTAGTAATAACAGAGCAAGGAGGCGACCTTCATAATGAAAGCTATGACATTTAACAATAAACGGGATCCTAATATTATATTATTAGAAGGTCGTACAAAAGCTCCATTCCATCCAATATCTCGAAATATAGTATCTACTCCAAAAGGGCATAGATTAAAAGATTCTAAAAAAGAATTACTTTATATAAGTCAGCCTATAGGATACCTTGTTAAAGATGATGTCGATGCTCTACAAATAAAAGATGAACTAGCTGAATGGTTAGTAACAAAAGAAATTGCACCATTACAACTTGATGATGAACCAGGACGCACCTATTGGTGTGTGGTACAAAATAGCATTGATGATTTGAGTCGCTTTGTTTACACCAGACAGGGAACTATTCAGTTTCTTTGCTTTTATACAACAGGTGAACAAAAAACAATCCCAGTAACCGCCACACCAACAAGTCACACAATTACTGGACAAGACGAAACACCTTGGACTGTAGAAGTAGTGTTTAGTGAAGCTACGGATACATTTGAACTACAGACAAATAAAGGATTGTATCTCTTACTAGGATATAACTTTATTGAAGGTGACAGGCTGACGATTATGTACGAAGGTCGTAAAGTATGGCTTAATGGTGAGGATTTACGACATGCGGTTAGGTTGAAAACTAATTATGAAATGTTGGAACCAGGAATAATGGAGGTTAGTGCAAGTCACGATTGTAAATTTTTTTATGATGAGCGATACTATTAATATCTTATCAATGTATTTCTATTTAAAATAAAGTAAAGTATTCTTCTTTTTCTGTTAATATTAATGTAGAAGAAAGGAGAACTTATATGAAAATGACCACTTTTTGTAATGTTTGTATGAGAGAAGCAAGATTTAAAAACTTTGAATTTATTAGTACTGATTTTAATGACGAGGGTGTGTATAAGTTAATATGTAGCAGGAATCATCAATCGACAATCATAATTCAAGATGAGAAGTTTGAAGTCTTGTTTGATATTGGTAGCCTTGCTCTATTAAATGGTTACACTATTCAAGCAGTTGCCAGTATTGCTGCTAGTGTTGAACGTTTTCATGAGTTTTGCATTAAAGTATTTTTAGAACATAATGGTACTGAATCTTCGGAAGTAGAAACAGCGTGGAAACAATTAAAGAATTCATCTGAACGACAGTTGGGAGCATTTCATGTGATGTATTTAAATGAATTCAAAAAGGCTCCCACTATAATGAAACAAAACTGTGTTGCATTTAGGAATAAAGTAATACACAAAGGATATATCCCAACATATTCAGAAACAAAAGAGTATATTAAAGAAATGTTTTATTATATACAAAGTATATTACAGGAAGTAAACCCCCGGTATCAAACAAGCTACGTTAAATTAGCTCTTGAAAGACAACAAGATTTGGCGGAGAAGTTTAATATTAGATACGACAGTACAATTTCAATGAATTCACAGATGATTTGTCTAGCACGGGAACCCATTGATTTAAAGAAAGATACATTTGAAAATAGATTCGAACTGTTAAATACGGTCAATACAATCCAATTTAGGCACCAACTGTAAAGTGATACTTAACAGTAAGGAGGAGATCAATGTCAGAGTTATATATTTTTAGTCAATACGAACAACCATTAACCATATTGTCCGAAGATACAGGGCTTGTTAGTACACATTTTCGAGAGGAGAAAAATAGTGTACCGACAACGCCTTTTTCTTTTACCATTGAAGCTGATCATGCATTAGCGAAGCATGTTAAAGATGAAAACAAAGTTGTTGTTAAAGACCGCGAAGGTGACTGGCGCATGATGGTTATTCGTGAGTTGGATGATTCAGACACAATTGATGGTCCAATAACTACTGCAACATGTGAGCCTGCTTTTCTAGCTGAGTTAAATGATCATATCGTAGTTGATAGACGTTTTGTTGAACGTACCGCAGATATAGCTTTAGATGCTGCGCTAGATGGTACACGTTGGCAAGGGAGTGTAGAAGTTGAACTTGGTAATGCTACCACTAACTTTTACTATATAACCAGTGTGGACGCTATATGGGATATTTTATCCATTTGGGGTGGTGAGTTTAAAGACGTTATCGAATTTAATGAGGAAACGAATGAAATCACTGCTTTTAAGATTAAGATAATCCAACGACTAGGGAAAGAACATGGTCAACGATTTGAGATTGACCATAATATTAATGAAATAGGTCGTACTGTATTATCCTATCCAAAGACAGCTTTATATGGTCGAGGTGCATCATTGCCATATGAAGATGACGAGGGAGAGCATACAGGCGGGTATACACGCTATATCGGTTTTGAAGATGTGGAATGGAAAGTGTCAAACGGCGATCCAGTAGATAAACCAAAAGGGCAACGATGGGTAGGTAGTCCAGATGCACTTGCTAAGTATGGTTTAGAAGATGGAACAAAACATCGTTTTGGTATTTATAGTAATCAAGACCACGAAGACCCGGAAGAACTATTAAAAGCAACGTGGCATCATTTACAAGAAATAGCCAGCCAAGTAGAGGTTAATTATCGTTTATCTGTAGAATTGTTTGAAGATGAGGTAAGTCTTGGTGATACTGCCACAGCAATTGACCGCAAGTTTTCTAGACCGATAGAAATACAGACTCGTATCATTGCTTTGGAATATAACCTACTGGACCCGGATAGCACAATGGTTGTTGAGATGGGGCAGTTCTTGGATTTTAACGATAACCGTCTAGATGACCTTGAAAAAGAAGTGGAAGGGATTAAGCGGAATCCTCCTAAGCAACAAATTGATGAAAACAGTTATCCTAATCGAAAACCAAGTACACCTATTAATCTTGAAACCCATGCCGGCATGGAAGTCATTCAACTGTACTGGACATATGCGGATGAATTATTTATCAAGCATTATGAGGTATATGGAAGTCGTATTGATGGATTTATACCGGATACCCAACATTTGTTATGGAGGGGGCAAGTAAGTGCTTTTTCTCATACAGTAGGTACGAATGAGGTGTGGTATTACCGAGTACGTGCAGTAAATTATCACGGAACTCCGAGTGATTGGTCTGTTCAAGTTTCTGCTGGTACTCATAGGGTAGTCAGCGAAGATATATTATGGGGTCCAGACTTAGCAGAACGAATGAGGGAATTGCACCACGTTAGCGATATTATCGGTGCAGGTGGAGTAAACTTTGATCAGATTTCACAGGAGGCAAAGAACTTACTAGACCAACAAGCACGACAGTATACGGATGGGGAAATAGGTGCTGTAAAAGAACAACTAGATATTAAATTTAATGAGTACGGGGATAGATTTGCTAGGATAACACAAGACATTGATGAAATAAACGGATCGCTAAGCTCAAAAGTGGAAAAGGGTACATTTGAAGAATTTACTAATAGTTACGAATATGACATGTCGGAAATAAGCCAACGGTATGATGAGATTAGTAGTACGGTTCGTAATATTCAAATCGGTGGGCGAAATATTGCAGCAGTTAATAGAGTGGGTACTAATCAAGGCAGTCTTAGTGATTATGTTTATAGGCTGACAAAAAGTAGTGGTTCTAGTAATCCGTATCTAAGAATATCAAGAGAGTATTTTGAACTTGATTCAGATTATGTTGCGACTTTTAAAGTTAGAAAAATAAGCGGAACAGTATTTTCTATGGCTGGACACTCATCAAGTTTTAATGGAGGCACGACTTATCGTGATGGCACAAGGGTTTCTTCTAGGCCTTGGAATGTAGGTGACCAAAATTATCCGAATGATACAGAAATACACCAATATGAAGTCCATTTTAGAACGCCTGAAAGCTTTCCAACTGATAGTGCACCGTATTGGTACATCCAACCTAATAGAAGTGATTACGGTGAAGATTATGTTCTCGAAATATGGGACTTTCAAATAGAAAAAGGAAATAAAGCTACCGACTGGCAACCAGCCTATGAAGACACCGACCAACGCATGACATATGCAGAGTCTCGTATCACTCAACTTGCAGAGGAAATAGACTTAAAAGTTGATGTTGATGGAATTGTATCTCAAATCAATCTTAATCGTGAAGGGGTACGTATTAAAGGTAACTTAATACACCTTGATGGAACCACATTAATTAATAATGGGGTTATTCAGAATGCTCATATTGCCAACGGAACAATTGAAAGAGCCAAGTTAGTACGTGCAATCATCGGTGAAGCGCAGATAGAGGACCTAGCTGTTACGGATGCAAAGATTGCTAGTTTAAATGCTGACAAAATAAATGCTTCTAGTCTGTCTGCTATATCGGCTAACCTGGGAACAGTTCGAGCAGGAAGGCTTTTAAGTAGTAATAACAACTTAGATGCAAACCTAAACACAGGTAATATCACATTAAGAAATGCAAATTTAACCATTGCTAATGGCGCACAAATTAACTTTGAAGATGCAGGAAATACACTCACATATCGTAAATACGATAGTAACGATGGTTTTAGTCGTTCTGCTGGTGTAGGGGTTGGTGATCGTATTGGTGGACGTTATCCATTTGCTTATCTAGGTACTACAGGGGCTTCTAATCTAGACAGTTTATCACCTTACTTTAGTGGTTTTATTGCTAACTCTACCGCAGCAACGGGAGCAGACAATGCGACGAACAGTGTAAATGGTTTTATATTTCAAATGCGTAATCGTGCGGTGGGTTGGGATAAAGGTATAACATTTGATTTTAATGGTAATCCAAACATAACAATGATTGGTGGCCAGTCAAACGATTATTCTATTGGTGCTCTTTATCAAATTAGAGGCAAACAAGCATTTAACGTTATTAATGATTATAACAGCCGTAGTGGATGGTATTTAGAAACGACTTATGCTGGTAATGGTACTGACATTACTTTCCGTGGAATGTATGGTGCTGATTATAACTACCAAATTGGCGGTAACTCAAATACTCATGCCATTAGAAATATCTATTTACGTAACACACCACAATATCCATCGGATAGACGTTTGAAAGAAGATATAAGGAGTAATGAGTTAGGGTTGGATTTCATCAATGATGTTGAAACTAATACGTATAGGCTTATACAAAAACGTTCTGAGAAAAAACGTAATGAAATTCAATTTGGAATTATAGCACAACAATTAAAATCAACATTTGAAAAGCATGGCGTGGAAACAGAAGATTATAGCATTATAGGTATTGATGATGATGGTATGTACGGTGTGCAAGAATCTCAATTACTTTTTCCGACTATTAAATCAGTTCAAGAACTATCTGCGAAATTAGATGATGAAATTAATTGGCAACGGGTTGAGTATACCGATCTAAAAAATAAAGTAGTTAAACTAGAAAAACGTATTGAAGAATTGGAGGCTAAAATAGCATGATTAAAATACAACATAAACATTTAAAGGATGCTGCAGACTTTTTACAAAACACTGTATCAGCAAAGGGTAAGAAAAATATCCACCGCATGAGGGTAGTTAAAGCACTTAACGAAAAATATGAGGGGGTGGCCGAGGAAGAAATCACTCTATTAAAAGAATATGCTAAGACAGATGATCAAGGCGAATTTGTTAAGAATGAAGCTGGTGGATTCGATATGGATGATTACAAAGGCTTCAACGAACAGCATAAAGAACTGTTTGACGAGTATTACACTCTTGATGATAAGAACTTAGAGCCTGCTTTAAAAACAGTGGAGAAGTTAGTTAATGACTTTGATAAAGAATTATCTGGAAAACAAGCAGAAATGCACTATATCCTAGCAGAAGCATTTGAAACTAACGAAGGAGAGGGTACAGATGATGAATGAATATACGTTTGAGGAAACAAGCTCACGAACGGTTGAGGTAAACGGTGAACGATTAAGACGGATTGATTATAACGGAATTGATCCTAACAGAATGGAGCCAGAAGTTGATTACTGCAATATAAGCGGACGCGTATTTGTGGATGAAATGGCATTTTTCCAAGCAGCAATTGACGGGAATATATCGGATTTAATCAAAGATAAAGTAATTGAAAGACTATCTGAAAGAGATGAGGAACAACCACAAGCCGAGTAAGGCTTATTTTTATGCAGGAAAACAGGGAGTAGTTATAGGCTACTCCCCACCCAACAATAGGGATAGTTGGGTTACTAACATTATACGATATTTTACACATACGTTAGGGGGTCGAGCATGTCAAATCAAGAGGAGTTGACAGATGTGGATAGAACGCAACAGGACATCATGGAGATTAGACATGACATTAAAAATATAAAAAATGATGTCTATAAATTACAGATGAATGATGCAAAACAGGATGAAAAAATAGTCAATTTGCAATCTACACTATCATCAATACAAGATGATACAAAGTGGATAAGGCGAATGATTACAAAAGCAATTGTTACCGCAGTGATAACGGGGCTTATCGGCGGAGCTATTGCTTTATTTTTTGCTAAATTTTAAGACTTGAAGGAGGTGAGAAACATGGATAAAGCGACACTAACACGCACAATCGTATTGTTTTTGGCATTGATTAACCAGTTTTTAGTAACATTTGGACTTAACCCAATACCAGGAACTGAAACATTATGGGGTGAGGTAATCACAGTCATCATTACAGGTGTTACTGCTACTATAGCATGGTTCAAAAATAACTATGTAACTGCTAGAGGTAAGAGTCAAAAAGAAGTATTACAACGAAATAGCCTTATTAAATAGGTGGCTAGTCCAAACGGGCAAGCCATTTTTTTAATACAAAAATATTAAGGAGGAATTTATAATGAGTAAAATTTATTTAGATCCAGGACATGGTGGAACAGATCCGGGTGCAGTAGGAAATGGTCTGCAGGAGAAGAATGTCACATTATCTATTGCACTAAAAACCAGGGACATTCTAAATCGTGATTATGAAGGGCATAGCATTCGGATGAGTAGGACAAGCGACACGACTCGGAGTCTAGCACAACGTACAAATGATGCGAATAGCTGGGGTGCTGACTACTTTGTGAGTATTCATATTAATGCCGGTGGTGGAACTGGTTACGAGGATTATATTTACAATGGCAGTGTCTCCAACAACACGATAACTTACCGTGATAGAGTTCATACAGAAATTATGAGACAAGTGGATTTTAGAAATCGGGGTAAAAAACGTGCTAACTTCCATGTATTACGTGAAACTAGTATGCCAGCAGTATTAACGGAGAATGGATTCATTGACACTGTAGCTGATGCGAATAAATTGAAATCAGATGCTTACCTTAATCGTATTGCTCTAGGTCATGCCAATGGTATTGCACAAGCGTTAGGGTTAAGAAGAAAATCTGGTGGGGGTAGCACCTATACAGTACAATCAGGAGATACCCTTTGGAGCATTGCCCAAGCCCACAATATGACTGTGCAACAATTAAGAGACCTAAACGGATTAACTGACGATACTATTTATCCAGGGCAAGTTTTAAGTGTTAGCAGTGTCGGGGCTGTTTATCATACAGTTCAATCCGGTGAAACGCTTTGGGGAATTGCACAACAGTATAATACAACGGTTAGCGCAATCAGAACTCTTAACGGATTGACTGGTGATGTTATTCAGCCTGGTCAGAGGTTACGGGTAAGATAAATAAATAAAAAAGCCCTCCTAGTGGGGGCTTTTTTTAGTCAAATAGCTTAGGTTTTTCATTATTATTCGGTGTTCCATGAATATATCCTGGTGCAGGTTTCAAAATAGGTTTTTGACCAAAAGCTTTTGGATCTCTAATGTATTCAAATTCCCCATCTCCATCCATACTTTTGCCTTTTGCCCATCTTCCTTCACTACTTTCATCACCGAAGGAATAGTTCATAAAAGAATGAGAAACTTCTTGTTTTTCATATTGTTGGTTAAATGTTGATGGTACGATTGGTTTTTCGTTTTGTTCTAATTCTTCAATTGCCGCCATCCATTGATTTTGATGCATGGTATCGCGTGCTATTAGCCATGAAAGCATATCTCGAACACCCTTATCGTCAGTCATTTCATATAATCTTACGACTTGAAGGCGACCTTGTGACTCAGCATTTAAATTTGCACGAAAGTCAGCGAGTAAATTTCCGCTTGCGATAGTATAACGAGAATTAAAAGGGTAACCAGCACTATCAGTAGGTGTTGCACCTAATCCAGATACTATGGCATGTTGGGGGTTCATTCCTCCCATCACAGCACCTACTACAGGATTTTTTGCAGCTTCCTCTTGATCCTCGACAGGTGCATGGTCAAGTAACTGCGCAATCATAGTAGCTAACATTTCTACATGTGCTATTTCTTCTGTTCCAATATCTAAAAGCATATCTCTATACTTTTGATTACCACGACAATTCCATCCCTGAAATAGGTACTGCATCATAACAGTTATTTCTCCGAATTGGCCACCTAAAACTTCTTGTAACTTTTTTGCGTATACTGGATCTGGACGGTCTGGTTTTGCATTATATTGCAATTCTTTTACGTGAAAAAACATAAATATGTCACACTCCTTTTATATTTAGGGTAACCACTAAATTATTATTTATAACGGTCACAAAATGAAGACACCTTGCATGACTCTATTCTTTGTCCTTTTTGTTGTGAAATTCTTTACTTACTTCGGTTTGGAAGCTTGTAGATGTACGGTAATTATTGCTTTTATCCACATTATCAAAAACAAAATTACGTAAGTATCTATGATATAAAAGTTCAGTAATTGAAATAAAAAATGCAGATATGAAAGCTGCAGTCATAATTGGAGCAGTGCCTTCAAATAAAAAAGTGCCTATAATCCAGATTCCAATGTAAGCAAGCGCAAAATCACTTACTGCTGCGGCTACATTTCCAATTTTAGGTAATATGAACATATCGCCCGCAAAAGCAATTACAGCTAAGATAATACTTGTCGTAATAATGTCAGATAAAGAAACATTAAAGAACAAGCCTAGTATTATCCATAATGTGACAAATAATAATATAAACTTTAACAAGAAAGCTGATACATATTTCAATTAACATCATCCTTTTTTAATTATTGAAGGTTAGTTTTGTCTATAATTAGTATTTTTATGTATATTTAAAGCTTCCCTTTAACAAGAGGTTTTGTAGTAGTTATTATTAAATATTGAACTTGTAATAAATTTATATATAAGTGGAATCAGGCCGAAAAGCTGCAGAAATAGTTAAGAAGATGAAATAGACAGAGATATGCAGAAGACATGATAATTAAAAGCCACTCGAAGATTAAGAGTGGCTTTTTTCATCATCCTCATAAATATATAGGTCATCTACTTTACAACTTAACACTTTAGCTAATTTGAATGTTCTTTCAAGTGGTGTATCTACCCAAATGGAATCCATTTTTTTCATGTTTACACCTTATTATTTTTTGGTATAATAAGAACAAACGTTCGTGATTTGGAGGGTGAAACATGAAAGGATTACTTGAAAATTCGAAGGAACTAAAGAGTAAGATAATGATTTATTATATAGACACTAATAATGAAGTAACTCAACGGATAATAAGCGTTGTTGAAATAAAAAGGGAACACGTTATTGCTTATTGTCACTATAGAAAACAAGTTCGTTCATTTAAGTTCGAGAACATCCTTTCATGTGGACCAGTCAAAAGGAGAGTAGGGGCATGAGTGTTAATGATAGAGGTACAATAAAATGGACATCTATGATGTTGCCAGAGCATGTAGAGTTGTTGAACCAATTAAAGGAAAAGCAAAACAGGAAGCAAAAACCTATACTTGATGAACAACAACTTGAGGAAAACGGTTTTCAGTTAATGATGGCACATAAGGATAACCTTCTCATCAATATTAAGTATTATGCTAATTATGATTACCATAATATCAAAGGATATATTGATAAGATCAATTATCAAGACAAGTATATTACTATGGTTGAAAAAGTAAGTTCAGGCAATTATACACGAATAAATTTCGATGTAATTTTAGAAGTTACTATACTATAGAAGGGAATTCTCTGTTTTTATAGAATTTAGGTATATATATATCTATAATAAGGGGGATTTTATGGCGACTTTATTGGGTTCATACTGGTGTGGATACTGTAAAGAAGAATTGAAATCAAAAGATGGTGTAATTGTTGGTAATATAAGGACAATGGTACATATTAAATGTCGTTTACCCAACTCTGAAGATGAAATAGATAGAGGATATGCAGAAGACATGATACTTAAATATAATTTTGGTGAGCCACTCAAATAAGAGTGGCTCTTTTAATTTAAAAGTTTATAAATAGTTCTGGATCGATTCCATTACGTGACTGCCAAGAGCCTTCATGTATTTCAAAATGTAAGTGTTGTCCGGTAGAATTCCCTGTATTGCCCATGTAACCTAATAATTGCCCTTGTTGAACAGTTTGTCCAACGCGTACTTGTAAATTACTTCTCATATGTGCATAAACAGTAGTGTATTTTTTATTATTAATATTATGTTCTACATAAACCACGTATCCATAACTGGAGCTATAATCAGCTCTTGTGACTTTTCCGGAAGCTGATGAAACTATTTGGACACCATTTCCTCTGGTTGCAAGGTCAATTCCATAATGAAAACCACTTCCCCTAGGTCCATAAGTACTGGTTACGGTATATCCACCGTTTACCGGTACTATAAATTTTGTCTGATTGTCTTTTAGACTAATCCATTTTTTACCAAGCCATGTTTCTATTTGATACCATCCATCAGACGTTGCATTAAAAACCTTTACAGTTTGAGCTCCAATAGATGCTGGTGATTTAGAATTGAAAGAGGGCTCATCATATAATTTATATTGTTTATCTAAAGTTAAATTTTGTCCATTAGGTGCTATCCACTTATTACCTAACCAAGTTTTTACTAACCACCAACCACTCTCTCTTTTTGCAATTACAGTGATTTCTTGCGGATTAATAGAGGCTCCGGTTGATTTTGTGAAATTAGGTTCATTATAAATTTTTGCAGTCTTACTTAAATTTTCTTTGATACCATTAGGTGCAATCCACCTTTCTCCTAACCATGTGTTGACTCTCCACCAACCATTGTTTTTTTGTTCATAAACTGTTATAGTCTGTGGTTCTATAAAAGCAGAAGTACTTTTTAAAAGATCAGCTTCATTGTATATTCTAGTTGCAAAGCTAAGTTCAACTTCAACGCCATTAGGTGCAATCCATTTTTCTCCCAACCAGGTATCTACTTTTATCCAACCATTGGATCTTTCATCTAGTACTTCTAGAGTTTGAGGTGCTTTAATTATAGCACTGGTTTTTGATTTGAAATTTGGTTCATTATAAATGGTAGTGTCTTTCGTGATGTTGATGGATTCAGCTGCGGATACACTAACTGAATAAAATGTAGTAATTGCAAACAATAGTGCAAATGAAACTAACAACTTTTTTAATAAGCGCAAAACTTATCCCTCCTCATATAGTATGAGGAAATGTTACCATTAAAAGTAGTTTAAAAACTTAAATTTACAGAAAATATATAATAAATTAACGTATACTGAAATTTGTGTATATAAGTTTAATATATATGTGTTAGGTTTAACTTTACTTTAAAGTAGTGTAAAAAGTAGGTTAAGAGTGATTAATACATATTGTGAAATCAATGACCTTCAGTTATTATTGCAGTATAAAGGAGTGATTAAATGGAGTTAATTACTTTATCTATGCTGCTTTTGACAATTATAATTATTGCTATTTTATCAAAGAAGAAAAAGTTTCGATTTTATTACGTAGTAAGCTATCTTTTATTGGGTATTTTTGCACTATATATTGGTATTAAATTTAATAACGTATATTCGGTTATCTTATATGGTACAGCATTTATTTCTAACCTATCAGGATTTGTCCTTTCACTTACTATTAAGGAAGATTATGCAACCCAAAATTAAAACCCCTAAGGGGTTATTTTTATATATTATCTTCACTATCTACATCCGGGGGAATATAATTTGTATCTAAAGGTATATCCTTATGTTCAATCTCAATCATATTTTCGCCATACATATAAGACTGAATGACCTTCTTTGTTCCTTCTCTTAATTCTTCAGAAGTAAACTCCATGTTTTTTCCATTAACCAAATACTTGCCTGCAGATTGTTTTCTAATATTTAAATGATGATCTTGAACAACCTCACGTTTTAACTCATAAAAATCTTTTTCAATGGCATTAATTAATGACTCATGCAAATCTAAATAAGGAGGTACGATTTTAAATTTATCGTGATTGTATAATTTTTCGTTGTGTTTCAGTGTGTTAATCGCTAATGGCATACATATGTATTTTAGTACAAGATCATTCATTTAATCACCATCATCTTTTTTCTTTTTCTTTGAATCAAATAAACCCAGTGCTACTGCAACCGCAATTGCAATAACAATCCATGAACCTTCCATAACTATATACCTCCATTAATTATCTTCATAAGTTTAAAAATCTAATAGGATATCTATGTGATAACTTCATAATTAAACATAACATAATATTAGAACAAATGTTTGCTTTTTGTCGAGATATATTGTAGTATAAATATTATACAAGCTAACTACTACCCCTTTTGTAGATTAGATGTGAATACGCCCCGTTACTGCAACGGGGTCTTTTTTTATTCTTCTTCGTATAAATCTTCTAATTTGCAATTTAAAATTTTAGATAATTTAACTGCTTGATCTAATCGTATCATGCTTTTGTTTTTAGACCAATTAGTAATAGTATCTTTATTGACTCCCATTTTCGCAGCAACATACTGCTTTTTATATCCCGATTTTTTTATTAAATCATCTACTCTTAATTTCATTATCATCACCAATTAATTAGTTCGATACAAGTATAGTAAATCCCTTTATTTGATAGCTTACATAAAAAAATCGGAAACTTTTCGGATTTCACAACATAGACTTTACTATGCACAGTAAATAAATGTTTACTTACGTTGCCTTAATTACTGTTGCATCAACAAACGAATATACGCACGAATAGGTAACACTACGAACACCAAAGCGTATATACGTACGAATAGGGGTGCGAATATGGAATTACTTATAGGTGGGTGCTTGTCTGCTTTTACTCTTTATGCAGCTACAAAATGGAATAAATCAGACAAAGATAAAATTAAGCATACATTCCGAAATTTAAACTATAAAACAAAAGATTATGAACCAAAGCATTTTAAAACACATCGTACTGACGACTACACTTTATATAGCTACCATGTACCGTATGGACTTGTGGACGATGATAAATTACAGGTACTTGAAAAGGTATTAAATAAGCCAGTTAAAATAACATTTGCTAAGACTAAGCTGCACATTAAAGTATATAAGAATCGAATACCCACTAATATTGCTTACAATTGGATCCAATCGGATGGATGGACTTTACCTATTGGTCAATCATTAGATGGTCCAGTAATGCATGATTTTGATAAAATACCTCACATGACTATAGCAGGGATGACCAGACATGGTAAAACTGTACTGTTAAAATTGATTTTATCTCATTTGATTTATTCTAATCCTGATGATGTGGAGTTTTACATTATTGATCTTAAAGGAGGACTGGAATTTAGTCAGCATAATTACAAGCAAGTCAAAAAGGTGGCGAGTAGTCCATTACAAGCCTATGACTTATTAAGGGACTTAGCTGTAGATATTGAATTAGATATGGCTCATTTCAAGCAAAAGGGATATAACAATGTATTAAATACCAATATCAAGCGCAGAAAATTTATTATTGTGGATGAAGGAGCTGAACTTGTGCCGCATAAATATATGGATAAAGAAGAAAGAAAAAAACTAGATTATTGTCAGTACGCTTTATCCAATATAGCAAGGGTGTCCGGTGCGTTAGGTTATCGTTTAGTGTTTGCTACTCAATATCCAACTGCAGACACATTACCAAGACAGATTAAACAAAATGCAGACTGTAAAATAAGTTTTCGTGTACCTACAGAGTTGGCTTCTAGAATATCCATTGATGAACAAGGCGCACAGGATATAAATATTAAAGGTAGAGCAATTTATCGAACATCTGATAAACAATTAATACAAGTGCCATATGTAAGTGATGATGAAATAAAAGGGAGGTTTAAGCAATATGTTAGCTCAACTACAAAGACAACAGAGAGACGAACAGATACTGTTGAGTTTGGATAAATTGACGTATGCCACAAGGGAACAATTACAGATAATTAATAACCTTGGCGGTGATCGTAATGCACAGCGTATATTAGCAAGAATGGAAAATGATAAACTAATACTTGCTGCTCGAATGGAAAAAAAAATATATTACTTATCCAATAGAGGTAAGCAATTAATCGGTTCGAATCAAGGGATATTAAATAGGAAGGAAGTCGTTCACACATTAATGAGAAATGCTCTTTATATTAAATTAGGAATGCCTAAAGATTGGAAGAAAGAACGTCCCGTTACCTGGGGAGATAATAAACTAATACCAGATGCAACATTTAAACGTAATGGGGAATTTTATTTTATTGAAATAGACAATCAACAGACCATGGCCACTAATAAAGATAAGATACTAAAGTACAAAGACCTCTCTTATATAATCCACCAACAATATAACCACAGACCAACATTGATATGGTATACGTTATCCTCGAATCGAAAGAAAAAGTTAAAAGAACTTTGTGAAAAGTCGTCCATTAAATATGAAATATATGGTAACATGTAGGTACAAAGAAACAGGGGGTTAAAGAATTGAAAAGAAGTTTGATT